GAAGAAACCAGCTCGGACTCTGCTGTCGAGCTGCAAGGTTATATAAAGACTGAGCAGCGAGATCTTATAGACAGCATATGTCTTAACCCAGGCAGGAAGATTCAACAAAGATACTTTCAGATGATTCAGAGCTACAAGTATGAGTATGAGCATTTAGTATCGTTCAAGATCCCAATTAATGGGATAATTCAACCTATGGGTATGAAATATGAAAATCCTGTACTTAGGCTCAAAGGCAACATGTATGCCGACGCCTACTATCCCTACCACTACGAGTTGGATAGGAAGAAAAGCACTGACATGTTCGCTCCCTCTGTAACTATGAGTGCCAACAAGTACATCAGGAAATTGACAAAGCTGTTAGGACCCTGTCTTGAAGTGGCCTGCTGGGATAAGACTTTTCAGACCATGAAGAAAAAGTGGGGGATTACCGACGAGAAGACTATGTACTACTTAGGTCCTTACGGTCAGTTCACTACGGATCCCTCTTATATAAGCGATGCCCCTCAGATTGTGGGAGTCTCGTCTTACGAATCTCCATTTGAAGATAACAGTATCCCCAGAGAATATGGTGTTAAGGTTTCCGCCTATCAATATATGGGCATTTCCATGACCTACTCAACGTTTTGCATGATAGCCGCTGCTTCTTCGGTAGCACTCGCTGGCTTGATAGCAACATTGGCTGGTGTGTATAGTATACCCCAGCAGTTTCAATCTCCCAATCACCTCGACGACAAGTTTGCTCGAGGCGAATCCGATAAAGAAGGATTTAAGCGGCAGCGCAGAAATGGAAGGGTCAATGGAGGCAGAGAGCCCGATTCTCATGAAATTCCTCATGCCTTCCACGATACGAATGGAGCGGCTTATTTTGATGCCCGCCCACCCGCGGATGACGGTAGGTTCAATGGGCCTGACCTGACATCCACAGCAGTTTCAGTATCTAGAAACAGTTTCGGGATAACCTTCGTCTCCTCTGATTTTCAGCGTGTGGACAATAAAGGTATTTTTCTCGATGATAAGAATTTCTATTTTCCATGGCATGGACTGAAGCAGTTGGGCGAGAAGCAACTGGCAGCTATAGAGTTCTATCCGGACATTAGGGATGCCACCACAAAGACCTGCATATCCTTTGCATTGAACCAGTTTCATGTGAGGAGGGTCTCTACCAACAGAGACCTAGGCAGAATAACGCTTTGTGGGGCCTTTTCGGGGGTTCGCAATATCTGGCATATGATAATGTCGGAAAGAGATCTCATGGCGAAGGCCAGAGACCACTTCTCGGCAAAGAGAATTGTGCGCATCCATTCGGATGGCAAGGTGGTCCTCGCTTTGGAGGGCCCTTTCAGCACCGAATACACACCGAACTCCATGAGGGTTTTCAGAG